CCTAGGTTCTGCTGCAACCTATGGCATTTTGACTTGGGGAAAAATGGATGGTGCGTCCAACACCGCAGTAATCAATGCGAACGTGTTTGCGATGAGAATGTCCTAATGCCCTACGTCCAAGTCTCTCTCCCCTACGGCGGAATCAACATCGACAGCGGGTATTCCTCGCTGCCTGCTGGTTTCACATCGGACTGCATCAACATCATGCCGTTCGATCCATACAAGGGGAAGTTGCGGCTTGGTCAGCGGCGGGCGTTGTGTGGTGCGTTGGAGTTCAATGATACGACACCATCGGTCATCACTCGCGAAGTTCAGGCCATCTTCCGTGCCGATGCGTATGTGAATGGGACGCTTGTACAGCGATGCTTTATCATTGCTGGTGGTGAAATCTTCAAGTTTGACCCGACTGATTCTAGTTCTGGCCCGGTGAAACTTGCGCGAGGTGCGCTTGCAGTAATGAAGACGAGTGGTCACATTGGTCATGCCGTCCTCGGACAGTATGCATACTTTGCTGATGGAACCTATTACCGCAAGGTTGACATCACCGCTGCTACACCAACAGTAGTTGATTGGACACATGCAAGCGGCCCGTACCAGAATGTGCGCGTTTCAAATGGTTCTGGTGGATACAACTATTCACCACTCCTTGTACGGTTCGGTGGTCGCTTGGCTATGGGTGGTATTGTCGGTGCGCCGAATGTGTGGTTCCTTTCCAAATTGAATGACGCAGACATCTGGAATCCAACTGCGGCATCAAACACTCACGATGCAGTTGCAGGAACAAACTCCACGCGATTTGCAGTTCCCGGTGAGCCAATCACCGCACTTGTTCCGGTAGGTGAAAGTGGACTGTTGATGGCTGGCAGTCATACGATGACGTATCTGACTGCCGATCCAATTGTGACCGATGCGAGGTTCATTGAACTTTCTCGCAGCGTTGGCATTGTCAGTGCGCGGGCATGGTGTGCAAGCGATGCACAGACCATTTACGTCATGGCGCAGGATGGTCTGTATCGAGTTCAGCCGAACGACTTTCAGATCACCAAGAGCAGTCGAATCACCACTGCTCGGCTGGACACCTATTTCCAGCAGCAGAAGTTTGACCAGTTGAATTGTGTCCTTGGCTACGATGCAGAAGCACAGAACGTCTATTGCATGATGTCGCGCATTGATCTGCCGAACAGCAGCATTCATCTTGTCTACAATCAGGCAACAAATTCGTTCTGGCCTATCAAGACCTCTTGGCCTTCGTTTCAAGCACCTACCTGCTGTGGTGACTTCCCATTTGGTGATGCCCGCGCACCCATCCTCGCATTTGGAAGCACCAATGGTTTCATTGGATGGTTTGACCGCGACTTGACATCGGGAATAGATGGTCAGGCTGCTACTGGATTTAAGAGTGCAACGGTATTTGATCCCACTGCGGAGGTTGCCGCTAATCAACGGGTAGTCAGCAAACTGTTGTTGGGTCCAGTGCTGTCACCGGAACTTGCGCAGGTGATGGTCAAGGATGTCAGGATCGAACTGACGATGGACCAGCCTGCGGAAAAACTCATTTACCAGCCAGTTGTATCTGGTCCATTCCTGTATGCACTTGCAGGACAGACGGCAGAAGAAGCGGTTGGCGAGAACATCGTTTCGGTGTCAGTGCAGTTTGATCCTGACTATCCGATGCTGACGCTGGATTGTGGATCGGCATCCTTTACGGCGACAAGTACTCAAAACTGCGGTAACGCTGCAAACAATTCTCCTGCTGGCGCATATGGCATCGACTTGTTTGGCGCAGTGCAACTTGCTCCTGCAACATACACCACGGCAGATGCGCTGATCACTGATCCAACTGCCAGAACATACGACTATCAGTCGTTGGAAGTTTACAACACGGCAAGCGGTGGAAGCACAGACTGGGTAATCCGTGATACCAGTGAAACAGTCAAGATTCTGATGACTCGCGACGAGACGCTACCGGATACGTCCGCCGATACTCCCGGCGGAACCTATCGGTATACGCCTCCATCTTTCTCTACGCCGCTGACACTGCCTCCGGAATTCAAGTCACCGCGAGTGAAGGTCAGCAGTGCGACTTACGACAACACAAATCAGACGTTGCTCGGCACGTTGACGTACGGTCGAAACGACTCCCAGCGGTGCAGGATCAACGATCAGGCTGTGTACATGCGCATCGAAAGTCTTGGTGTCCCGTGGGCCATTGAGCGCATGTCCGTGCTGGTCGAAGCAACGAAGTTCAACAGGAACGTGAAAGGAACTTACTAATGGGCCTTTTCGATGGTTTGTTTGGTGGTGGCGGTGGCGGACTCAAGAAGCCTCTCAAAAAGATGGAGGCTGATTATGCGGCGTTGCGGGGTGAACAGGAAAGCGCATTCGCCAAGTTTGCGAACCAGTTCACGATGGAACGCGCCAACAACGCTGACGTTTATTCCAAGCAGTACAACGAGGCTATTGGCAAGTATGGCGACCTGATGGCCCAGAGCCGTCAGGCGTTTCAGGCTGCTGGTGCAAAAGCGTACGAGACGCTTGCGTCCGGTCGCGATGCCACGCTGCAGTTGCTCCAACAGGAAACCGACAAGGCTGTCGGTCGCCAGACGCTGTCCGGCATGCTGACTGGCCTGTCAAATACCACGTTCGGCCAGAACGCCATCAACGCGGTGTCCACGCAGGGTGCGCTTCAGGCTGCTGCCGTGAAGGAGCAGTACGCCCAGACGCTTGCCAACGCCCAGATGGCACAGGCAACCGCCCTTGCTGGCATGGAGCAGAACACTGCCCAGAGCCTGTTTGGTGCTGGACTCAACGCTGCCACGGCACAGGCCAACATCTACAACCAGTACACGATGGGCAACCTTCAGGCACAGCAGGCTGGAATCAATGTCAGTCGCGCTCTTGGCGAAGCACCGATTACTTCGCGATTCAATGCCAAGGTTGGTCAGGCTGCGCAGCAGCAGCAGTCGCAGAATGCTATTGGTGGTGCATTGATCGGCGCGGCTGGTGGAGTGCTTGGCGGAATTGCTGGTGGCCCCCTTGGTGCGATGATCGGATCGAGTCTCACTGGCATGGCAATGCCAACGTCCAAGTAAGGAACAATTATGAGCATCTTTGGAAATGCATCGATGATGGCTGCGCAGGCAAACATGCCTGTCCTTGCCAATGCCGCTATGGGAACCAAGGCGCAGTTGAAGCCGACCGGATGGGACAATTTCCTGTCTGGTGCGCTTCGGGCGGCAGGAAACTTCGGCGTTGGATTCGCCTCTGGCGTTGCGGCCTATGACCCCAAGAATCCAGCATCTGCTATTGCTGGCGGATTTCTTGGCGCGAGTCGCGACCTTCAGACTGCCCTTGCCATTCCGCGCATGGAGCAGGAAGCCGCGCTGAAGCGTCAGCAGAAGTCGATGGACACCGAAGCCGAACAGGCGACCAAGGAGAAGTTGGCTACCTCGGCGGCAAGCCGTGCTTCCGTCATGCCTGACATCACTGGAATTTCCGCAGGCGTGTCCAAGCCCAAGGCAGTGGTTGAACCCTTTGAATTCAAGATTGGCGGATTCCCCTCTGCCATGTCTTCCCAGCCCACGGCGGCAGAGCGCATAATGCTGCTCGGAAAGACCCGATGAGCCAACTCCCGATCACCAATGAGCCTACCGACTTCAGCCAGCAGAAGCCCCTGACGCTTCAGCCCAACGAAGGATTCATGCAGCAGCCGCAGCCCGAAGAGGCTCCGGATCCGCTGCGTGATGACGAGGAACTTCGCAGGTCTGCGATGGACCACCGTGGTTCGCGCCAGATCGCCCCATACGGAACGTACGAGGCTGTCGGTCAGGCACTTGAGAACGGTTACTACACCGGGCTTGAGGCTCTGGATTTCGGCACGTTGCCGGACGGTACGCCTGCTGCGCTGTTCACCGACAAGTCTGGACAGCGGCAAGCCATTCGCATGACGAACGAGCAGTGGTTCGCTGCTTTGCAGCAGCGGGCCAAGGGCCGTATCGATATGGCGCAGGGTATGCGCAAGCAACAGGATGCCGAACGCCTGAAGGCTCCGGTCGCCGCGCTTGGTCGTGAACTCGATGCGGAAGTTCCGGGCATCAGCCAGTACTTGCAGGTCGAACTGGAGAAGAACCCGACCGCTGCATATGCGCTTGCTGCCGATATGTACGGCAAGGTGAAGGCCAAGGACGAAGCGATCCGCATGGACATGCAGCAGCGTGTCAACGGTTCGCTTCTGGAAACTGCGCGGGCGCAGGCGCAGAACTTTGTTCAGTACAAGAGCGATGAGTATCTGGCGCGTATGGAAGGCATCATCCAGAACGAAAACCTTCCGCCGCTCATGCGGGCGCAGATGGAACAGAACGCCCGTATGCAGATGTTGACGTTCCAGACGTTTGGGACGCTTGCTCCTCCGGCTGGCGATGTAATCCCGTCAGTCGCGTTCCCGTCCTACTACACGAACAGTTATAACACTACCGCGATGACCACGATGGCGGACTACGTTATCAACGACATCGGCAAGGAAGCGTTGATGGCGATGCCGGAACCGCTGCGCCTGCCGATGCTTGTGCAGCGGGCAGAGTCATCCACCCAGCAGATCGGCTGGTCGTTCCCGTGGTCGCAGGCCGACAAGTCGATGGCTGCGCAGTTCATTGCCAATCGTCTTACGAACTCTCCGGAGATGAATAGACAGTACATGACTGCCGGACAGGTCGGCGCGATGGGTCCGGAGCAGAAGGCTCTGTACACCGGGCGCATGTCGCAGCAGGCCCAACAGCAGCAGGGACAGCAGTATCAGTCTGACATGGAGCAGGCCAAGTTGGACGCGCAGCGGGCGCAGGCCATCCGTGGTGAAGCATCTGCTCTTCAGTCACAGGCCGCAGCGGTTCAGTCGCAGGCTTCTGCTGAATCCCAGCAGGCTCGTGCAGAACAGACGCGGGCTGTTACTGGCATTATCCGTGGCGACAAGGCGCAGAATGATGCCCAGTTGGTTCCGCTTGTCCGTGAATTGAAGGCTGCTGGTATCCAAATTCAGGATACTGGTAATACCCTGAACGACATTATGGACGCAGGACTTCAGTTGTCTCGCGATACCACGCCGCAGGGACGAGAGCGATATCGCAAGTATCGCAACATCATTGCCGCCGCAAGTGCTGCACAGAGAAAGTAATCCATGTCATCATTCGACAGCCTGTCGGACTTCCTCGTTCAACTCGACAAGAACAAGGAGCAGGATGCCGCTGCACAAGCACCTGCTACTGAAGCACCTGCGTCTCCACTTGACGCACTTGCTGACTTCGCGGCACGGCTGGAAGTCGAGACTGCGCCCGGTGCTGCTCCCGGTTCTGCACCCGGTGAGCAGGATCTGACTGCGGCTGCGGCCAAGATGTACGAGAATGAGGTAGTTCTGCCGGAATGGATGGGCTGGATCCCCCGCGAGATCGAACGTGGTGCGCGTGGTCAGGTGTCGCAGGCTGCGGAAGCAATTGCCACTCCGGGCATGCGGTCGCAACTGCTTCAGTCCATCTATAACGGTGCATGGACTATTGCTGAACTCGCTTCCGCTGGCATGGGTCCAGCGATGCGCGAGATCCGCAGCCAGTCGCCAGAACTCAAGCAGGCGATTACTGGGGCGGCGGCGCAGGAAACGTCTATGGCTATCGAACGCGCTGCGTTTGATGCCCAGATGGATCCTACTCGTATCCGTGAGGAACTGATCGCTGCGCAGGGTGCTGCACAAGGGACTGCCAAGGGTCAGCGCGAGGGAATTGGTGGCGACATTGCCCGCGCTACTGGTCAGAGCCTGACCCAGTTTGCTGCGATGGCTCCGGCGGTTGCTCTCGGTACGCCCGTGGCGGGTGCGGCGTTGGCATCCCAGTTGTACCTGCCGGGATCTACTTACACGGCTGGCGCACTGGAGTACATCGACCAGATGAACCGTGACCGGGCAGAGGCGGCGATGGAGGGACGGGATCTACCGGAGTTCACGTTGTCTGGGATGCGTGATTACGCCGCGACTTCCGCCCTCATCAACACGGGCGTGGAAATGGGTGGAGCAGCCATCGGTGGCAAGATCATCGGCAAGATCGCCAAGGGTGCTACGGCCAGCAAGATTGGTCAGGCTGCGCTCAAGCCGCTCATCGACCGTGGCATGCCCATCGTCGAACGGGCGATGGTGTCCAAGGTCGGAACCAAGGGTCTTCAGACCTTTGCACGGCTATCTGAAAACACGCTGGAGTTCCGTAACGGCTTCTTCGGCAAGGCGTTGGCGATGGGTGCGACTTCCGGTCTTGAGGAAGGTGGCGAAGAACTGGTGACGGCTGCGCTCATGGCTCCGTTCACCTCTGCGCCGCTGTCCGAAGACATTGCCAACGGCCTGTACAGTTCGATGATTGGCATAGCCGCAGGTGGCGTGGGCGGCACTGCGCCTATTGGTGCGTTCGCCGTGCGTCAGGGCATCGTCAACCGGGCCGATGCGATGCGGGCGGAGACGGATCGCGAGCGTGTGCTTCGCCAGATCCATTCCGAAGCGTTGCAGCGCAAGACCAACTGGACCAAGGACTTGACGGAGGAGCAGAACGCCCGTCTCTCCACTGCGCTGGATAGCGTTAACGGCATGGATCAGGAACAGCGTGGCACGTTCCTCCGCGAACTTGGCGACCGCCGTGTCGATGTCCGCAGCAATGTGGACAACCTGTTGACGCAGCGTCAGCAGTTGGACATTGGCCTGACGGGTGCGCGTGATCTTGCGGAGAACGGCACGGACGAGGAGAAGGCTGCTGCCAAGGATCAGGAAGCGCAGATCCTTGGACAGATTGAGGCACTGGACGAGCAACTCCGGCTGGCATCTAGCGATGCGATGATGGCCGATGCCCAGTATTCGGCGGTGGCGGAGAAGATCGGGGAGATGCCTGCCACCATCGATCAGGCGCAGCCGGAGCAGGTGCTGACGGATGTCAGTACCCGTGCTGGTGTCGAACTCAAGCCTGTTGCCATGCCCAAGAATGGGCGGCGGGCGCAGGCGCAGGTAGAGGCTCTTGGCCGCAAGGTGGTTTGGTTCCGCCCGTCTGGCGGAAAGTTCAGCCCTGCGTTCCACAGCATGCGGTCGCGTGGCGTGGTGTACATGAACGCCGATGCGCCGCCAACCAACGTCCTTGCGAACGCGCTGGAAGAGGTCTTCCACGACATCCAGATGTTCCAACCAGAGTTGGCACAGGTGTTTATGGACAAGGCTGGCCTCATGCCTGTGTATCAGGCTGGCGTGGCCTATGCAGCCCAAGGGACCAAGGAGTCGGCGGGCAAGGCGCAGTTGGATCAGGCTGCGATTGCGCAGGCTGAATCTGCCGTGTCGGAACTGGCCGGGGAAGGGGCCACGGTATCTCCGGAGATGGCCCGCGCCGGAGCCGCAAGAATCGAGCAGGAAGGCACTGCCAATGCGTTTGCCGCCGCAGCCCGGGCAACGGGATCCGGATCGATCCTCGCGCCTCTCCAGCAGTTTGCGGCCCGCCGTGGCTTCCTTGGCCGCGATGTGATGGCGGCGATGGCGGTGCTTGACGCTGCCTCTCGCGCTGCTGCTGTCGAAACCGTGCAGGGTACAAAGCCTGTCGCCACCTTGTCGCCACTGGCGCGGACGCTCCTGTGGGCCAACGACATGAACCTTGACTTCAAGGGTGAGTTGGACGCTGCGGAATCGTTCGCCCGTGGGGAACTGGAACCGAAGGCTGCACCGAAGACCCAGACTGAACGTGGTCCATCTGGTGCTACCGAATCAATGGCCCGGGCAAAGAAACAAGTCGAGCAACCTTCATTTGTTCCTAGCGTCACACCGGAAACGCAAGTTCCATCAGTTGCTGAAAGTGAAGATAGTCAGAATGCAGAGTCTTATGCAGCAGCCGATGCTGCCGATGCTGATACATCCGCTGTAGGCGATGATGTTGCTCCATCGGAACAACCTCCAGTTCCGGTTGATGTTGACAATGCCGCTGCACTGGAAAGTGTCAACAAGATTGCCCGTAGCAAAAAGTGGCCTACTGGTCGTGAGTTGAAGGTAGTGATTCAGGATGGTGTTCTTGCTGCGGCACGGGCAGTCGGTGTTGATCTCTCCGTACCGTCCGTTGAAACCACCAAGTACCTTGCACGAGTTGGTTTGCGCGATGCGCTTCTTGCGTTGCGGCAAAATCCAAAGGCTATCGGTTGGTACGACATCACGACTCGCAAGGCACTTGCCGTGATGGCAACTATCCATCCGGAGATTGCCACAGATCCAAATGCGCGATTTGCGTTCATTTGGGCACTCGCGGTGACATCGAACGGCCTAAAGGTTGACAAGAATTTCCAACTTGCTGAACGTGTGTACCGACAGTACAAGGCAACTGGTGTGATGCCAACCAATGTTGGCATTGGTACGGCAAAGAAAGCGATCAATGAATCTCTTGGGTTGTACAACCAGTTGCGAGATGAATGGGGAATGGAGAATCTTCGCCGTTTCATGCAGACCAATTTCACCGTTGGTGAGATTGCTGCAATCGCGAAGGATCTCAAGCCGGGTGGAGAACATGTCGGAACCCTTGTTTTCGGATCTGCAATTCTTGGTCCGAAGATTGGCAATGGGTTCTTCAGCAATCTCTATGGCAATTTCAGTAGCCTCACGATGGACAGATGGCTGATCAGAACGTGGGGCCGATGGACTGGAACGCTGATCAAGGATC